ATTTTAAGTCATCTAGTCTTTGCTTGTCGAAGCCTCTCCATGTTTATGGACCTCTTACGAGGGTATATATCTCAATTCTAAGCTTTAAGGTATATATCTAGATTTGACCGGTAAACATCCGCTACATATGCGAACGACGTGCCAATGCCTTTTACGGCCCATGCACTATCTGCGTTGAGAGTGTAGCATAGCCTTCCTGGCCGAAATGACTTATCCTCTTTTAATTTCCACTTTCCAATAATTCTTATTACATTCTTCTTTTATGAAGTTCATACGATCTTTTCGATCGGCATGAACGAGTCACGATACCTCTCTGCGGTACTTTATAAAATGAAAAATTCTCTATAAAAACAACTGTCCTTTCTTTCTTCTAGATTTAAATATGGTTTCAAAACAAGAAAGTGGATCCACGCCTCATTATGCGTATTTACCCCGAGGGGTATTCAGCAGGGTAGTAGGAGTAATAGCCGAAGACCTTGGTACAAGTAATGAACCGCGCCACTAGTATTATTAGTAAAGATTATATTTAATGACACTTAGGTAAATCGGTCCTCGTACACCGGGCTCATTGTAGTCTCCGCTTGGAGGCTCTTCCGGAAAAGGTACGCACCCATGCAACGCTTGACGTTGTGTTTGTAATTGTCTTACGGGTCGCGTTAAAACCAGTACTTTGTTATACCCCCCATCTCTGACTCAGCAGAATGGTTCTGACCAAATAATCCTTGATACTGTCTCTACAAAAATTTAAATTCCAATTCATGATTACACCATTAAGATTTCAATTTAAAGCATTCCAAATTTTCACAAATTATACAAACAAACCAAAACAGAATTTCTCAGAACAAATCAAATTTAACCAAAAATTCAAAATGGAACATAAATCCGCCACAACTACCGAGGTTTTATATTTCTCCGACCTTTTGGTCACATTCGAAGACACTCTTGATTCTTTCGTTGTGTCCAACGTACCTCGCTGGTTCGAATCTCACACATTCACCACCCGACGCGCGTCCATCAACTTCTTTTTGACACACAACACCAGTGTCATTGCCAAAGCTTCTTGGCACATGTATCTCAATTTTCAAGCGAGATGCATCAACAAAATCAATCGTTCAAATTCCATCACGACCAGCTGCAACTTCAACACCGCCGATTACGAAAAACTTGAACGCCACGAAATGCTTAAACACCCTTTTGACGTAACAATCAAAGGACGCAAAGTTTTCGTTGCAAAAATCGCCCGCGCACAAGACGATTCCAAACGTCATATGCTTCGCCAACACTTGTTCTCTGGACGCCTTGCTACCCTCTGCAAGATTTCCCGAGTTCCAGTTTTCAACAAGACGACCCATTTGACCGAACGCAGCTATTTCTTCAACCAAAATCGCTTCACCATCATCTACTCAAAAGACGATTCTTTCACCGCCGACTACCTCACCAAACTTCGCTCCATCGAAGTGCGAGGTCAAGCATTCACACTTTTCAACTGCAATATGTTCACCAACGACCAATTGCAGACAATTCTTTCCGCACTACCAGAATTTGGAAACTCTTTGCAAAAGAGCGCTCTTCAAATGATGGTTGAATCAATTTGTTCCATGACCGGACTTCTAGCTTCACTCTCAGTTTTGTTCATGTCGCCATCCAAAATGGTAGCATGCGCCACGTTAGTCGCTATTTTCGCACAGATCGCGCCCAAACTCATCATCGACTTTTCATCTTTGTACGACTCCGCTAAAGTCACACGCCAATCTGCCATGTCATGGGTTCCTAGTGCCGTATCAGCTCTTCTGATCGTCGCATTGGGTGCCACCAACATCTCCGCATCAAATGGTGTAGGAATTTGCAAGAGAGCCGCTAGCTTGGGCTTTACTCTTGCCGGAATTGGAGCTTTTCACCGCATCTTCGGTGAAGCTTGGAAAGAACTTTACCCCATGGTTTACGAAGCAGCCTACGGGAACGCTCCTGGACTCGACGAATGTCTGTCACAAATGACAGATTTCGAACTTCTAGTCAAACGCGTGAATTTATTCAACGCACAGGAAAAACACAAGCACATTTTATCATCACAACCCGTTTGCGAAGAAGTCGAATCCATGTATCGAGAACTCATGAGATTATTCGACCTCGCAGACCGCATGAAGATCAGGGGAACTTTCGCTCCCGTCGTTCGTCAATATCAGAACGACATCCTCAAATGGAGATCGGAAGTTCAAAAGAGCGCTTTCAAAGTATCAGGTTCACGTATTGAACCCGTTGTCATCCACATGTTCGGAGAGAGTGGTGTCGGTAAATCCGCCATCACCCATTTCTTGGCTCTTGAAGTCATGAAAGGTGAGCTCGATTTCGAGACTTACCCAGCACTTGCAAATCACATCTACACTCGCAATGTTGCTTCAGAATTTTGGGCCGGATACAACGGACAATCAATTGTGGTCTTTGACGACTTTATGCAAAAACGAGACTCAGACTCAAGCCCCAACCCAGAGGTCTTTGAAGTCATCCAATCTGCCAACAACGCACCTTTCTTGGTTCCCATGGCTGATTTGAGTGAGAAGGCAAATTCTTATTTCACTTCGAAGCTCATGATTTTGACATCCAACGTTGAGACACTTGAACCGAAATCGATCACACACCCTGCTGCTCTTCAGCGTCGCATGGACATCGTCGTGAAAGTACGACGACCCAGACAACCAAATCTCGAAGGAGCTTTTGACACAACTTGCTATGAATTCGACTTAGTCATCGATAAACTTCCAGTTGCTACTGTGAATTTTGAACAACTCGTCACTATTGCACGTGAGAAAAGAGAACTAAAAATTAACTCTTCTACCATCTACAAAGAGGATATGCAGCGACGACAAGCTGCCGATATCATCAAGGCTGACATTAGCTCCATCCCAAACATCGACCGAATTGTCGGATTGCCTTCCGACTGCACAACCTCAAACGTCCCGAAACGTGACAGGCCCACAGCACAAGGCCTCCGAGATTGGATCCCCGCTACACCGTGGGCAGCCGAAAAAGAGAAACATCTTGAAGTCATCGCACCATTAATCTTGAGCCACATGCTCCCGTTTTCGGTAATTGCCGAGAATGATCTTTTCGAATTCTTCGAATCAGAACAAGCCATCATGGAACCACTCAGAGAAGTTTGGGTCGTTCCTCGCGGTTATCGTGTTCTGTTCCCCACACTCGAATCAGAAAGCACGTTTGCACCGGACGATGACATCGATCTTGAGAAATACGCCATGCTAGTCAAAGATCTGCCACAATTTGCCGACATTGAGAAGCGAGCCACTCAACTCGCCGTTGCTTCCTCTATGAAGAAGTATTACGCTGCCAGTTTCATGCGTTATCTCAAAGACATGTACAAAGCTAGTCCTCTTCTGACTGGCATGGTCAAGTTCATCTCAGACCACGCGAAATCAGGCGCTATCGTTCTTGGCGCCGTCAGTCTCACACTGTTGATCCGTATGGGCATTTTCTACATCATGAAGTTTATCGGCTCAGAGAAACAAGACTCACCACCAGTTGCCAACCCCGTTCACACCGAATCTTGGGACTACCAAGGCCGCACACCAGGTTTGCGTAGTACCGTTAAGGGGAATCACGTTGCCCAGAGAGAGTCATGGGACCACATGGGGAAAACACCCAAGATCAGATCAGCTGTACGTGGAGCGAAACCAAAAGTTCAGGGAGACATCGACAACGCTAGCTCAGCTATCGTATCCCGCATCACTGGACAAGTTGCCGCATTCTACGCTTCAGAAGACGCAGTTAGACATTGCGGAACGGGCACATTTTTGATCGGCCGTTGCTGTTTCATGAACGTTCACGTTCTAGACTCGTTGCAGATGGCCCCAAAATGCTATGTTCAACTTCCATCAGAACAATTGAAGACACCATTTGAATGGGATGATCTAATCTTGCACAAGCACCCGGACATCGATCTCGCTATGGTCGAATTTCCATCATGCGTTCGCGACCACAAAGACTTGACTAAGCACGTCGCCAAAGAGAATGACTTGAAGTTCGAGACTGTCCCAGTACGCATACCACTCAAGCGAGGAAAATACTTCGAGGTTTTGAACATTCCCGCCACCGTCCAATCAGAAACGTTAAATGTAGGTACCGATCCTACTCTTCCAGAAGAAGAAGACGATGTTATGGAGGTGAAGGGATTTTTGGAATA